ACACCTCTTTTAGAGCCTTCTGTATACCCTGAAAGCTGATTGTGGACTCAATGTCTGGACTGCCAGTTGCGACCTTTTCAAGCTGTTTTTGTTGCTCTTCCAACATATATTGAATCTGGTCTGCGTCTTCAGTCACGGATGCCAACGCATCGTGCTGCGATATGACTTCGGAGTGCATCACATCCCATAACTTGTTGAATGTGGCTTTGATAGCCATGTTGAGGCCAGTAGCGACCCCCAAGCGGAAATACTTCTCATTCTCGGTCATTTTCTACCTCCTCCCCGTTGCAATTTAATGCGTTGGGGTGTATACTAAGAACAGTACGCATCTTTACCTCCTATGGTTTTGCGTTGCTTTGAAGAATGATTGTGAGCCCTGTTCCAGCAGGGCTTTTTTCTTGCACGGAAGGGCTCGAACCTCCGACTTCCTGATTAACAGTCAGGCGTTCTACCGACTGAACTACATGCAACGAGAGCAGAGGGGATTGAACCCACGACTTCCAGATCGACAATCTGGCGTTCTACCAACTGAACTATACTCCCAAAAGTTCCGTCCTACACAACGGATTCCAACCGTCTCCTTCGATGCGTCCTTCGTGTCTCTGTTTCAACGGTTCCATCTGCCCTACCTTCCTCGGACGGAGTAAAGCCGCTTGTTGGAATCGAACCAACATCCTGTGCTTGGAAGGCACTAGCTTTACCATTAAGCTAAAGCGGCATAGCGGAGGGGAGACTCGAACTCCCGATCCTCGGCTTATGAGACCGAGTACTGACCGCCAGCTCCGCGTTCTACCAATATTCTACCAGTTTCTACCAAATTGGTAGCAAGTACTAAAATCCACTAATATCTACTAAATTAGTAGATCGAGCAGGATGCTTTAACTTTCTTATCGCCTTGAATTGTATTTGTCGTATTCGCTCTCTGCTCAAATTAAACTTCTCGCCTGTCTGTTCTAAAGTCAACTCTTCCCAAAATCTGTAATATAACACATCTTGCTCTCGTTGTGTTAATGTCTTCATCACTTCCTCGAAGATACGCTGGTCTTCACGCTCGTATAATTCCTGGTAGAGATCCTTGGGGTCTACGACCCCTTCAAGCTCATAGTCCTCTTCTTTCCAGAACAACGGTGCGTAATCATCCATCTTCTTTCCTGCGTTTGAGTCGGGGATAACCCCAATCTCTTGGTTGGGTCACTCCTGCCTTCTCACCGCACACATCACAAGTTCCGTTATGGAACGTTGCCAAGTGGTCTTTCGGCCATTTTGCTCCTGCCTTTCTTGCACAATCGCTGCATACCCATGATGGGTAGTCGTCATCGTCAGGACAATCGGAGTTCTCTCTCTTTGCCTGATACAGTAATACATCCCGCAGTGTTGCCATTGCTTTCCTCCGCGTTCATTCTTAAGACGTCCTCATTGAACCTCTTCGTTTTATGCTTCATCTTCTCGTGCTTCTTCTCACACTTCTTTAGAAGCCTCTGTCTGGCTCGTGACGAGCGTTGCTGCCCGTCCTTATGTTGGAACTCGCAAGAGAGAAAACAATTGCTCTCATCGCCAAACATACGGCATATCTCTGGTCTTTCATCATACACCGCACACGTATAGTCGTCTTTCAAAAAACAGCACTTCAATGACGGAGTTGGTGCCAGACATTGCGGAACGCCCTTGTACGATGGTGCTTTCCACACATCTACTGGCTGCTCTTGTATCTTGTCTTGGTTGTCACGCACCAAATCTTCTGGCAACGGGCAACACAAACAACACTTAGCCTTGCACTCTTTCAGATATTTCTCGCACTTCATCAAACGCCTCCATCAATGTCTTTGCTTTCAATTTACGCCAATGACGCAAGTCATCATCGTCTACCTTCTCAAGATGCCATATCTCTTGACGCTTGGTGTCTATCCAGAGATCACCACGCCTCTCGCACTCTCTTCTTACTGGTGATACTACCGTGTCATCGTTCATTTCTTCCTCAACTCATCTAGTACCAGATTTATGAATAACAACGCTGTATATGCTGCCATCAGCACCAAGACAAAAGCGAAGGATCCCCATATCGGTGACAACACCCAGAACCACGACCAATCAATATGGTGGGTCAATTTGAGGCCGATGAACAATATCGTCAGCAGCCCCGAGAAGTTTATTCCAACTCCGTATCCAACAGCTCTTTCAGTTGACATACGCTGTCCTCCTGACTTTGTATCGCTTGCTCAATCCGTTCAAGGTGGAAGGCCATCTGACGAAAGCGGTTCTCTTCGTGCAGCTCGTCAGTGGTCTTGTCGCTAACATCAATCATGTGCAGTACCGCCTCCGTCATTGGGATTTTACCCCATACGTGACCATCTATGTCCTTCATGTACTCGTAGCACCTCTCTGCCTTGTTGAAGCGGGCATTAACCCCCGACCCCTTCCAATGCACGTTGCATATCTGCATATTGTGGATTGCCTGTCCTGTCCATGGTATCATCTTCATGATTGACACTCCCTGTCGTTGAATTTATCCCAAAAATCTTCTGGAACGTTTTTGGGATAAGCTGGTCTAGCCATCCAGAAGATTACATTTTCCAATTCTTTATTTGTTTTTGAGTCTTGCCAATAAAGGTTACTGTCGAACATTAATTTATCGTCCATTATAAAAGCGTCTGCCGAACAGAGATATGCCATTATAATCAAGCCATCGTCTAACAAAACTAAAACTTCATTTAGAATCTGTTTATCTGCTCCCCAAAAAAAACTTGGGACAGGCAAACTTTTACTAACATCAATCCATTCTCCAAAAACAGCATTTTCAGACTGTTCATTAAGAAGCTTTTCATGTTGAAGACATACTATTTCGAGATTTCGTTTCATCAATTTTTCAGTCACCTGATCCCTCCTGCTTCTTTGAAGAGTTGGTGCAGCAGCTCGAAGAACTTCTGTGCTTTGTGGTTGAGCGGTTTCCCATCATCTTTGATGGTGATAGTGCCATCCCGTGTGATGCTCATTATCTCCTCACCTTCGATGCAGAAGTTGAGTTGTTGTGTCGGAGACGCAGCTCCGATCTCTGGTGTCTTAATAAAGTTATCCTTCACCTGTAACTCCTCTTTTTGTGATTTCATCCATAGCTCTTTTCTTCACAATGAAGTCCAGCTCATTGCTGTTTATCTTAATTTCGTCCAGGAGAATTGTGTCGATAAGTACATGGATAGCATACGAGAGATAGCACTCCAGATGCCCCCAATCGTCATCTTTTCCATCCCATAGCTTCATCATCTTTCCGTTGATGGACACGCCATCATCACAATCTTGGTCGCAGAACACGCACTTGCGTATCGGCTCTCCAATGTATACGCAGCCCTCTGCTGCTCTTGGCTCTGTATCAGTCATCTAACAACTCCTTTGCCATTTGGTACGCAGCAGAGGCCATAACTGGACACCTGAAATACCCTAAACTTCTCTGCCTGCCGTCGATTCTTATTCTTGCCTGATATGCTTTAGAGGGTTGGTTCCAACCGACTCCAACATACTCATTATTATTTCTACGATTACTGTTGTTTTCTCTCCAACTAACCCATCTGCAATTTGATGGCTCATAACTCCCATCGTTGTCTATCCTGTCTATTGCAAGATCATCTTTGTATCCGTTCTCCGTAGCCCAGGAATAGAAGTCAGCAAAACTGTTTTTCCATTCCTGGCAAACGGTAACTCCTCGCCCTCCATAATCATTGTATTTTTCATGGTTGGTGTTAAAGCATCTGCTTTTCATTCCAGTCCAAATACGATAAGGCCGAGTTCCTTCCATCAAGTGTCTCTCATATAACCTACCCAAAATCTTTCACCTTCAGCTTAAACCTTATAGGAAGTCCATTTCTATGCAGCATCATTGGGAATGGTCTGGCAACAATGCCTTCCATGATGTGTTCGTCTACCGCAAACTTCGACATAGGCTTGCTCATGACGTATTGGATTATCTCATCTTCTTTCCACCCAAAGGAGTTACCCTCTCCATTTTGCAACAATGGAGCTGCCTGAATACCCATCTTTATCGCCATCTCGATAACGGTGTCGTACTCCATCCACCATCTGCCAATGACAACATCGAAGAGAACAAACCGTTGCTCCTTTCCGTAATACCCACCGCTTTGGATTTTGGGACCAAACCCCTCGCCAAAAAGTGTTACATGGGTGGCATCCTCGAAGACTTCCTCGAACAGCTCTGGCGTGAAGTGACCCTGCAAGTATTCAAGCAACTTAGGGGGCAAACAGGCGTTGTCAGTGCGTCCTGCAAACTTGACTTCCCATACCGTGCCTGTCAGCTCTTGGTTCTCGACAACCGCTTTGCGCTCTGCCATGATACGGATGTTCATGCCGTCAATCTTCTCCGTCAACATCCAATGCTTGATGTTTGCAAACTCATCACATGAATATTCATCCCTGATGAATTTATGACGGTTCCTCTTCTGTTCTGGTGTCAACTTCTTTAGTTCTTCCTTTGTGTAGGAAGCTCCTTCTCTCTTCCACAAGCTTTGGATTTTAGGGTACTTCATAAGTGACCTCCTATTGGAACTCTTTAAGGATCTTTACTTTCTCTGGTTCGTAGCAGATATCCTCCGCTTTGACGGCTCCATGAGTAGCCCTGTCGATCTTCATTGCGATTGCGCAACTGACCTTCTTTCCTGCACTTATTTTAGTCATAGTGCGTACTCCGACCCCTGATAATTTGGCAAGATTTTGCCTCGTAACTCCTTGAGTCTTACAGTATTCGTTAATGTCCATGATATCTCCTCATCTTTTTATGGCATTTGGGTTGACCTAAAACCGTACGTTAAACCATAATGCAATTTAACGCAAATTAAAAGTGAGGCTCCCATGGGACACGAAGAGATAAGAGAAGGCTACTTTAGAGTCACACAAGTGCTACAACCTTACTCATCATACGCGGAGATCCCCCATCATATTCTGGTAAAGGCACAGAACAGGGGAATACGAACCCATAAAGTGTGTGAGATGTATATGTTAGATGAGTACTTCCCGTACCCCGATGACGACATAGCGGGGTATTTTGAGAGCTTTAAGCATTGGTATGATGACGACATCATAGATCGTCTTGTATGCGTTGAGCTACGCCTCTATAACGACCTACTACGTATCACAGGACAAATAGATATAGTCGGTGTGTTGAAAGGGGATACGTCCCCCTCGGTCATTGACATCAAAACAAGTCAGACCCCGACAAAGAGCTGGCCTCTTCAATTAGCGGCATACCGACACCTTTACAACGAATCCGATGAGAAGTCAAAAGTGAAAAGACGACTTGTCGTTCAATTAAACAAAGAAGGAAAACCGCCAAAGATACACGAGTACTACGACTTTGACAAAGATTGGCGTCTGTACCAGGGTATCTTAGAAGCATGGAGGTACTATTATGGTTGACATAGATACTGCCGTTGAGAATTGGACTGAATGGCTTTACGATAACTACATTGGTGGGGATCCCTACCGTGAAGAACCTACTGACGAGGAATTGGAAGCTGCTGCTGTTGACAGATACGAAGATATGCTGATGGATGAGGGGCTATACTATGATTAATTACGATAAGGTTCTGAACGATATGTTTCCTCCCGAGAAGGAAACATCCGACCAAAAGCTTCCTTCCAAGAAGGGAATAATCTTGGCAAAAAGCCAAAGCACAGAGATGGCAGACCCGAAGGTAGAGTGGAAAGACCCCTTCGATATAAAGGCGGTAGAGGTCGCTTTCAATGACACCGAAGTTAGGATGTTAGTCACCAAAGCAAAAGACTTCCATGTTGAGAGCGACTTCCAAGCCAAGGAGGGGTTTGACCTTGCAATGACCGCTCGTAGAATGGCATCGGATATCGGTAAGGCTCGCAAGTCGATAACCGAACCGCACCTACGCTTCCAAAAGAAGTGTATTGCCATTGAGAAAGAATACACCACCCAACTCGAGAGTGCTGAAACCATTCTGCTATCAAGAGTCGAAGACTACAAAGCGGAACGGAAGAAGCGTCTCGAAGAAAACAACATCGTTGACCCCAGCTTTGACGACTTCAAGACCGAACAGGGGAGCTGCAAAACCAAGATGGTCTACGACTTCTTATTGCTGGACATCGAAGCTGTACCACGCGAGTATCTTAAGCTGGATACTGCGAAGATAAAAGAGGCTCTTAAGAAAGGGGTTCGTAAGATACCTGGCCTTGAGATCCACAAAACAGAGAAAAAACAATACAGAATGAGGAAAAAGAAATGATACAAGAAGAAAACAGAGCCATGGTTATTGGCGACCAACAAAACTTTGCTATTGAAGAGGTGAACCGTGAGTTCTTGCCCATCGGGGGTGAGTCAGACAACTTGATGGGATGGATGAAATTGCTGGCTGAAGCACCATTTTACAAGAGCATGGGAGGACTGCCAGCCATGGCAGCAATAGTACTCACAGGACGCGAATTAGGGGTTGGTCCGATGGCTTCTCTTAACGGAGGCTTTTGGAACATCCAAGGACACATCACTATGTCCTCTGAACAGATGCGTGCCAAGTTCCGTCAGGCTGGCCATTCGCTTATTCTTGTTACATTGACCGAAGAGGCGTGTACACTCAAAGGAGTCCGTAAAGACAACAAAGACACCTGTGAGATGACCTTTACAATGGAAGACGCAAAGAGAGCTGGTCTGATGGGAAAGAACAACTGGAAGACAGACCCGAAGTCTATGTTGATGGCATCGTGCAGCCGTAAGTTGATTCGCTTCCTGGCTCCCGAGCTTCTTGCTGGTACAGGCATGGATGAAGTCGAGATAGCGTGCATCGAGGAGGATACAACTCCAAAGGAGCCAAAGAAGTTGGATCCCATCGTTGGCAAGTTCATCAGCGACTACAATCTGATGGATCTCGACAGTCCTGCCAGCAAGTTCATTGATGCGATTTGTGTGAATTTAACACAAGATCGAGATATTACGCTCAAGCAGTGCGCCCACGACAGAGAGCGTTTCGACAAAGGTTTCAAAGACTTTATGGCAGGGACAGCCAAAAAGGAAGTGGAAACGAAGCCAGTGTAACAAAAAGGGGCGCGAACGCCCCAACATCATACACGGCAGATGTTTGGAGGGGAGTGATCCCCTCCTTTTTTATTCCTCGTCAGATTCACCGACCGTAACAGTAACCTTCTTTTCATAGTTCTCGGACACTGTATAGGTGATAGAGTCTGTTGACGACCTGTCATCTGGAAGATCGACAGCCGTCTCTCTTTGGAAACCAAGGGCTTTTGCTGATATCTCAATAACTTTCGAGAGACACTCAAAGAAAGGCGTACAGCAGCCAGCCACGCATCCCTCAAAGGGGTTGCAACATTCGATATGTCCTTCTCTAATCATAGGAACACAGCAATTGTTCTCCGCTTGTGCCTTGAGAAATTCCATCGTCTACTCCTCTGGGCTCCACGGTGTGAGGTCATCAACACCGATCTGTTCTTCGACATATTCCTCTATTGGGTTGTCCTGGGGGTAGTGCTCGACCACCTCCTTAGAGAACCAGAGAGCTTGCGTCCATGTGCAGGAACATAGTCCTGACGCCATGCAAAAGAATAACACTAAACGCTTTATCATGTTTAATCCATGTCTATTGCATATCGAACCGAAAATTCTACACGTCGGTTGCCGTTACCAAAATCTTCCCATTGGTAAGAATCGTTGATGGTCGTTCCTGTTCTTTTGATACGAGCAGAATGAGAATTTCCACCAAGGTTGATTTTACCAAGTTCGTTATTGCCACCATTACGATAAATGTGAGCAACACCGTTAGATTGTCCTCCTTGCGAAGTCAGACAATTGGCTACAGAATAAGGAAGCTGGAAAAGAGCATCGACTGCTCCTGAACCATCTGTTCCTCCATCCCTTGAAAGGTGAATATTTACGAGACACGAACCGTCACGATATACAAGGTAATTAGAACCTTTCGTACCAAATGTCGCTGACGTTCCTCCGTTTGGAAGTGTGTATGTTCCCGAATCGGCTCCAAATTGTCCTGGAGGTGTTGCAAAAAGTCTATTTTCATTGAATAATCCAATACCATCGTATTCGTCTAATGCTTGTACTGTCCAATCGTCTGACGCTGACATTTGCATACGGAACGAACCAATCATAATACAAGGGTTATCATCGTAATCCGCTTCAGTAATATCTTCAAAACTGAAGAACCCGATTTCTACATCGGCATTGGCAGCAGATGGGTCACCGATATTTGCAGATGCGGGAGAATGATTCATTGCAGGAACACGAGAACACATGAATGCTATAGCATCTTCGTCATCATTTGTAACGGCATAAATGAAAAACGGCATATCAACAGTGGCAGCTATCGAAGTTGTCAATCCAAACAAATTGCCAACAATTTCTGAAGAACCTGTATCGTCAATGAAATCTTGGTCTGCTGTTACAGTATATTTTTTCATAAGTCCAGGCGACGACCTGTCTCTCATAATGACATAACCAGGATTTGTCGTTGACAGAGCAGTACCATCAGCACTTGTTACTGTTAAAGTGCTACTTGAATATGTGATTCCAAGGTTGGAAACCCATCCTCCAGGAACAGGAACAGAATACGCTCCATCAAATGACGACGATTTAACACTTTCGAACGTTGCTGTTTGTGTCAAATTGTCGAAACGAGCAAACTCTGTCCATGCTGTTGCATTTGTTCTTTTCTCGAAAATCAACGGAGTTAAATTCGCTGTAACTGAACCATAATCAGCGTTTGCGATTCTCCAACCATATCCGTTCGATGATGTGGAATTAAGAAATTCTAATCCTAATTCTTTATCCGTATCAGAACCAGAACCTGCTCCTGAAATTCGAACAGTTCCCATGTATGTTGGAGGATTCAACCAACCATTGACACCCTGAAATTCAGCTTGTCCAGTTGAAAAAACACCAGTTCCTTTTGGTGTCACCGTGATATCGATATTGGTATCTGTACCATCAGCGGTAATCGTGGTGCCAGCAATCGTCATACCAGCAGCTGCAACGTTGGTGTCCAAAGTTGTAATATATCCAGTTGTTGCTGTAATGCTCGTAACGGTCGGCGTAGCACTAAACGAAGGCGCTCCTGCGTTCGCTGTAAGAACGGTATTCGCCGCTCCTTGAGCAGTAACTTGGATATCACCAGCAGCATTTCCATATAAGACTCCATTCGAGGTAAAGGTTCCAACACCTGTTCCTCCGTTAGATGTGTCCAAAGGATCTGTCAAAGTTGTGATTCCTGCAAATGTAGGCGAGGCATCTTGGGTCAAGTCTTGATCAATAACCCCTGCTGTCCCTTCGATTGTCAGCGTTGCGTTGGCATCTGTACCAGTAGCGATCTTAATGTCTCGCTGCGTTCCAGAAGCCGTATGTTCTGCCTCGAAGTTGGCGTTGTCCATGACAAACGTTCCAGCAGCGTCTTGTGCCTGGATGGTAACATCAGTACCGTCTCCGACAGTGAAGTTCTCATTCAGCGTCACGGAGCGGTTTCCGCTCGCTACCAAGAAATTCAACGTTCTGTCAGCACTGTCATTCTCGTTCCATGTTAACAACAGATGGTTGCTGTCATCGGTATCAGGAAGTCCGAATGTGCCAGTAATCTCGAAATTGCGAGCTGAAATATCTCTGACTAGAAGGTCGGCATTTGAATCCCAGTAGTACTCTGTAGCAGCAACAATCTTGATTGTATCCTCTGTTGGCGGAGTCACGATGTTATTTCGTGTCCTAACAATTCTGATCCAGTAGTAAGTCTGACCATTGACGGCAGTAGCAGCCCATCCAGAAAGGTCGCCTGAATCAAAACGGATACTTCCGTTCTGCGTGAAACCGCTTGTATCATCAGAAGGAGTGAATTGTGTCCACGATGGACCAGCTATCGAATAATAAAAGGTTGGTATGACAGTCTGACTTGCCACGGTATCTAAGATAACTTGTATCTCGTCAAAAACAGCAGACCCACCGACCATAATCTCATCGTTATCAGCAACGAATATCTGAACGTCAGAAGCACCAGAGCCAAACTCTGTAGTTCTATCTGTGTACGTTGGACCCGAAGTCACCACCCATGCGTAGTCGGGGCCAGCAGCAGTTCCAATGTGCTGATGAATGACTCCAACCCCAGGGTGAGTACCGACAGCCCAAGGAGCAACGGATCCAGCACCACCAATGGCAACGTCCATACCGTGAATCTCACCACCCGTTGAACCAGCAGTTTGGATAATCACGTCTTGTACTGTCAGTTCTTGCCCAGCAGCACCAGAAGTGGCATCGAAGTCTTGAGTAAGCTTACCAAGAGTTCTTAAAGCAGCATCATGGTCGCCACTGCAAGCCTCGAACACATATCCCCATCCTGTAGCGTAGAACGCAGCTTTTTCCGCTTCACCAGAATGCGTTGTTGGCATACGTACTCTCGCACCAATAAGCTCTGGATCGTTAGTAAGGGATACACCTGTAAAGTCTACATCTAATCCAAATTGTTCAGAAGAAGCACCTGACGGATCGAGAGCTGTACCATCGACATAGAAAGCCTTCCATACTTGAGAGGCAGCGATAGCAGTGTTCGGAGTTACAGAGAAATGAGTCTGTGTGTTCCCTGTGTTCGCAGCAACAGTAACTCCTGTAAACGTTGGGGTGTTGTCAGTGGTTACATCTTGGTTGATTGTCGAAGCGGCTTCAACAGTCAGATTTCCAGAAAGCGAAACACTTCTGTCTCCTGAATTTACCAAGAAGTTGAGAGTACGATCACTGGTATCGTTCTCATTCCAAACAAGTGTCAGCCAGTTAGAGTCGTTTGTATCAGAGATTTTAAACGCTCCATTAGAGGTGAGATCGGTAAATGCCCCTGTATTTGGAGTAGTACTTCCAATAGTAGCAGGACGAGCAAAACAGTCATCAAGGTTCGCAGGAACCACAAACTTATCAGTCGCAGAATACGCATATGCCTCCGCATCGGTAGCGGTTTCCCCAACACCCTTTTGTGATGTTGTGGCATCCGCAATGGTGAATGTTAGTGTATTTCCAGTAGCAGAACTGCTAAGACCTTGAGCAGAGGTTCCGACCACATTGATAATCCCCGCAACGGGGTTCGCTGATCCAGAATCACTATCAAGCTGTGTAACACCTGTTGTACCTCCTACGACTTTCTCCCACGTCCCAGTTGTACCAGAGACAGAGGCAAGAAACCAAATGTCACCAGCACTTGTATCTACCCACTGCTGACCAGTAGAGTACTGATAGTCGGCAGTAGTTGGCGCACGAGCCATTTTTATTTGAGGAACACCAATGTCATCCTCACGCCCTGTAAAGGGGTTAATTGTGATAGGCATAAGTCCCTCCTGTTATGCGTAGGTTAAGCCAAAAAGCGTTCTGGCATACAAGGTTCCAGAAGTTCCTACTGCGACATAAGCAGATGAATCGACTCCCAGTGTGAACTTTGTAGCATCGACTTTGGTAATTGTGAAAACGATAGAACCAGAGCCATCACTGACGACTTCGGACATATCCGATGCGGTGATCTCTATCTGATCGTTAGTAGAGAGCCCGTGAGCAGTTGTCGTAGTGACCTCTGCTGGGTTTGCCTTCGTTATAGCACTGATCGTCAACGCTGAACTGGCATCAAAGATCTGATCAAAGAGTGGAATTGCATTACTGCCTGTACGGGCAAACTTCCGAGCAATCAGGTTGCCAGAAGCATCTTGTTCGTTCTCAATAATCATCCAGCCAGCAGCATCTACAGCCGTGCCGACTCGTGAATAAGCGATATACTTTAGATACGTTTCACCGCCTTTGTTGCCTTTATATTGCCAAAACAAAGGTTCTGTTGGTATCTTTTCACCATTGGGGCCAATTAATTGACCTGGTACTGTTCCTCTTGACATGGACATTGGTTGTCTCCTTACGGTAGTAAGGGCGCCTCCGAAGAGGGCTCCCCATACGGGGGCGCACTAATAGGTTAGTGGATAGCCCTATTAGAGCCTTTAAGGAGATATATAGCAAGGGATAAAAAAGAGGCAAAAGTGAAGCAACACCTTTACCCCTCTACAAAATGAGTGCAAGAAAAGTTATTCAGCCGTGACTTCTTCCACTGGCTCTTCAGATTCTTCGAGGACTTCTTCCTTAACTTCTGCTTCTTCTGGAGCGTCCACTTTCTCTTCTTCGGCTTTCTTGGCTTCTTCTTCCGCAGCCTTCTGTTTTGCAAGCACCTTCTGCTCTGCCAAGATACTTCCCATGTCGGACAATAGGTCTTGAATCTGATCGTAATTATTCACATTCATTGGAATGAGTAATGTGGTTCTAACACCGTACTTCGTTTGGAATCCAAGTGACATGATTGCATTTGAGCTGAAATTAGGCTCCATCTTTAACCTCCAATGGTAATGGTTCAATAGAACGGTACTGTATGCCATTATTGAATTACTTTCAACACAAAAAAAGCCCACCCTCCGAAAAGAGTGGGCGCATGAAAGACACAATGAAGGTCTAATCTACACGGATACACTTAATGAATATCTTGCAATCCAATGCTCCACCACCGTCAGGAACGATGGATAAGGATCCACCAGACGCAATAGACATAGCAGCGTCATCAATCGTTGTTGGACGATCAATGTCTGTATCAGAACCTGCAACAGAGACTGCATTGGTGATGTCAGTACCAGCTCCAGCAGCACCGTTATTGAGCTTCCAAGAACCGCCATTAGCAGAGGTCGCTATTGACCACGCATCTATGACTTCAAACTTGAACGGAGCATTGGAGTTATAAATGTTCACCGCAGCAGCTTGGTTACTGATCATAGCATAGAGAGTGAACTCCATCCCATAAACAGTATCCGATGCGTCACCAGCACTTGGAACAGCAATCGGATCAAGCTCGTTGGCATTGACGTTGGTAAGAGCATTACCAGTACCATCACAATCGAAAGACTTATTGGTAAGAGTATCAGTCGTATCACGCCCGATAAGAGTGTGAGTAGCGTCCTGAATCGTGACCGCTCTGTTATCTGTATGAGCAGAAGTCATCGACAGAGTTTTACCTCCTGTCGCACCACTAAGCTCCCAAGTTGCACGCTTGGTTGTGTCTCCGTTATCTCCCCAATAGCAAGTGGAATCGGAAAGAATCTTGTTAGTCAATGTTTCCGACCCTGCTAGTGTTGCCAGCGTTCCGCTTGTTGGTAGAGTAAGAGCAGTATTTCCACTTGTTGTGACATCAAGAGTATGTGCTCCTGTTTGTGTCCATGCTCCCAACGTTGTAAGCGTTCCACCAAGAGCAATATTACCTCCTAGTGTGATTGAACGATTTGTGTCTCCAACGTCCCAAGATACAATCTTACTTCCTGTAAGAACTTCAGCAGTATCGAACTCCAAGTCAAACGCTGCACCCGAAGAACGGATAGAGAAGTTTGTTAAGGCGTCTGCTGTACCACCGTTGATATCTGGTGCTGTTAGCGTCTTGTTTGTGAGCGTTTGTGCCAACGTGACGAACGCAAATGTATCGTTGACAGAAGCAAAGTCTGGCACTGTCAAGGTTGGAGCGCCCACTGTCTGTGTGGTGAATGATAAAATAGCATCATTCGCACCAGCGTCATTCAACGTACAGTTGTTAGCTAAAGAGGTCGCACTAGTAAGTGTCGGAGTTCCCCAATAGTTAGCAACACCAGCACCGCCAGAAAGTAGCGATTGACCAGCAGCTCCAACAGCGAGAACTTCCCATCCAGCACCAGTGTACTGTATGAGGGTTCCAGTTGCTTCTGATGTGATAGTAAGGTCAACAACTTGTGTCACACCGTTATTCGCAAGAGAAACGTCACCAGTAACTTCAACGGAATTCAAATCAGTTCCGTCTCCGACTAGGATGTATTTGTCACCTTTTGCAGAAACACGTCCCCAAGTAGCAGCACCACGAATAGCAACGTCTCCTCGAGCATCCGACCCGAAAGTCAGTCCAGTTACCGTTGAAACACCCCCAGTTGTGATTGCAACGTCTCCAGTAAGAGATTTGTTATCCCATGAATTGGAATTATCCCAAATGAGAAGTTGAGCGCCCGAAGGAGCAGCAATATTCGTATCTGTGGCAGCAGCAATGGTTGTGATACCAGTTGTGAATGATCCCCATGCACTTGCATTGTACAGCAAGTAACCGTTGGTGTCTTCGTCAAAGACGATCATTCCATCGGTAGGAACGGTTTCCTCCCAAACTCCACCTTCGTACTCATAGATGTAGGTGTCTGTCCACCCTCCACCTGTAGAGTTACAAAGATAACGGTTTCCTTCCGCTGCAACAGCTCCGCCAATGGCAGTCTGCTTAAGGACGCTCTCTTGGTAGTCATAGTTGTCTCCAAGGGCATTCCATGTAGCAACGCTGTTGTTCTTTCCAACACAGATATACGCTACCTTATTGGTTGCGTCACACCACAAGTCCCCAACAAAGACATTACTATCTGCCGTAGTTGGAGCTCTTGATCTTATGTAACGTCTTGGCATTCCTTGTGGAAATGCTCTTCGGCCCGCAAACGGGTCGCCTGAATGTAGGTTTGGCATAATAGCCTCCTGTCAGTTGTTGTGGCTTATTCACCCCGTGCCACTCTGGGATAGCGACCACCAAGACCTATTTCTTGGCAGCCAATTTAGACCGATGTTTTTCGATCTGTTTATTCATATGCTGTGCATACTTAATCATATTGAGATACAGCTTATCTCTTTGCTCTCGCTTGTCTTTTGGAGAGATGTTCGGGTTGCGGATGATATTATTAATCGCTTGCTGTTGCCGTCTCATTCCATCGTAATAACGATGGAGATTGATCTTGCCGAACTCTCTTCGTAAACGTTTGTAACCTTCTTGGTCGCCTCTTTCGGCCTTTGCCTTCGCTGATGCTTCGATCTTCTTGAATAGATTGTAGTTGTCGTAGAACTCGGTGATGCTTTTCGATCCAGCATTAGGAAACCTCTTCGTAAAGGCATCAAGACCGTAACGTTCTCCAATGGACTCTTCTGGCCTTACAAACTCTGGTTCAACACCAGCAGCTCGCAATAGGGCATCAGAAGTCTTCAAGAGAATACTGCCGAGGCCAGCTCCCCATGATGTAATGAAGTGTTCTACGATAGCAGGGGATGTTAGCCACGATTCATAAGCATCGACCTTTGGCATATATCTCATCACTTGAGCTATCTTCTTGGCCGTTTCCGATGTATATGCAGAGTATTGCTCCTCCGATATCAGACCCATCGTTGATGGCGGTACGATAGGCTTCTGTCGCCAAAAGTCTTTGTTGGCATACACTTCTATCGGTGGCTTCGCAAAAGCAGGAATAAAGTCAGGCATAGCCCCTTCTAATAGCGACCCAAAGTACCCATCGAAAGCATTGGGATCCTTCTCTACGAGGTAATCAAATCCACGAGCCATCGTACCGTGGAAGAGCATACCAGTTTCAAACGGAACAGGTATCTGGGTGATCTCCGTCTTGCCTGGGATACGAAACATCCAGTTAGAATCTCGTGTGACATCATCTACCTCCTTCAAGTCCTCATCATCCCTCATTGCCGCTTTGATTAGCAGTGTGGGGATCGAAATGCCAAGTATAGCTCTAATCAGGAAGTTTCTGATCTCTTCTTTGTTTCCTGCTGCGAGAGTCCTGACCAACTTATCAATTCCTTGGAGGCGTACGTTCCAGAACGGAATCATCTGATTGATAGCTCTGACAAGCATCCCCATCTTCGCAAAGTCAATACTGATGTCACGAGCTGCGTATGCTGCTATCTCCATCCCGAGTCGATTCTTGGGTTCATTCGCCAGTACTGATGCGAACTCTGCCAGACGGTTTGCTTCTTCTGATATCTCGCCAGCTCTACGCAGGAGTGTAATTGGCTTGAATTTCGACATTCCACGTACTACAGCAGAGTTCCTTTGGAGGGCAAAAACCTTGTCGATGGATTGCAATGTTGCCATGCCACCACCAGCTTTCAAGAAGTCGATGTAAAGTCTGCTCTTCCCAACAGAGCTGAAAAGACCTCCAACTGGTTGCATTACATTCTTTGCCATATCTTTGGCAGAGGACTTATGGAATACAAGACGCTCCAATGTGTCTCGCACAAAGTTCTTCTTCAAGAACCTTGGATTCAGAATAGCACCAGCTCTCAATATCCGTGCTGGAATGGACAGAATCTTCACCAATGGATGCGATACGTAGCGGTCCATCCCACGCTTCCATGCTTCGGCAAGAGCCTTTGGCAGCTCGTAGTATTGAGGTTTACCAGCAACCCATACTGTAATGACATTCTCCTTTGGAGACCATGCACTTGGACGGAAGACATTCAATGTATCAGGCACAAGAACTTCAAGACCTTCCAACATCTCTGGTGGAACCATGCCCTTAACGTTCTTCTTCATGGCTGCAACTATCTCTTTTCCTGTCACTTTCGTGACTGCCATACGTGGGGGAATACGCTCAACACCCATGCTGTTCGGAGCTATTCTGGCAAGACCTCCAAGCTTACGCCCTACCATATTTCGCTCTGCCATCTTGATGAAGTAATATGTGTTGGCAACAATCGTCTCTAAAGGATCTACAATGTCGCTGGTGTCACCACGGAATCTCTTAATGACTTGAGCTGCTTGTAGTCGCCCTACTCCGACACCTGTCTTCCGTGGCTCTGGTGCCTTCCTTTTTGGCCTTCCCCATATATCTCTCATCTCTTCGTCAAGAACTCTAGCCCACGGCACATAAAGCTTGTTCATCTTCTTGATTTTGAGATATGCCTCTTGGCTTAGAAGACCTGAATCCCTAACGTATTTGAGGAGGTCGTCCATGTACTTGTCGAGTTCTTGAGCAATCGGCTCGAATCGTTCCAACTCCTTGACGACTACTTCGGCATCTTCTAGGCGTATCCCTGTCTTAAAGCCTTGTCTAATCTTCTCCGTTGCTCTCCGTGCCACCAGATAGGTACTGAAATCACGCATATCCGCGTTTGTCTTTATAGGCTTAAGAATTTCCTTCAACGACTTGCCAACAGGTTTTAATGTCCTGAAATCAAATGTCTCATGATCTAAGAATACTTCCGCTTTACCAGCCCATCCCTTCAAGAGCCGTGCAGCTCTGTACACATTCATACTTGCTTTCCATTGCTCGACCTCAACAGGCTTCATACCCATTGCTTCTGCTGTCGCTGCCTTAATCTCATAAATGTCGTCTAGCCATTCTGTCTTCAACTTATTCAGGTTGAACTTACGCTCCAGCTTATCAACGAATTTCTGGCCTCTGGTACGGAATCTTTGGAAATCTATCTGAGCCTCAACCCTACCCTTGGGACTTCCTTCCAAGTACCGAGCGTACAACGCTCTAGCATCTTGCAGTGTCTCAACAAAAGTAGGGTCGATAGCATTCAGTGTGGCTTCAAAGAACTTATAGAACTTGGGGGCGAGAGCTTTTGCGCTCTCTGGGCGTGTCACATACATTCGGGTGAACTCTGCGAACCCTTCTTCTTCATGCGGATCGTACCTTGAAATAGGCATCAACTCATCCATGTATGGAGCCAGAGCCTTTCTTATTCCTGCTGCTGTTTCCCAAATCTTATAGCTAAGGTCGTGACCAATCTCGTGAGCAGCCGTTTCAATGTTGTTCGCGTCTTTAAGTCGTATCGCTTTGTAATCTGGCTTGTAAATACCAGCAGCTCTACGTTGTCTTATCTTACCTTTTCGGAGCGGGATTTTGAACTTATCTGCAAACAGCCGAATAATATCGCTACGCTTGCCAGCCTCACCCTTCCCTTCGGTCTTTGGTTCAAGGAACTGCGCCTTTTCTGGCCTTGGGAACTCATGCTTCTTCGGCTCCTCAAGATCGAATGTTGTCTTCTTGACCTTGGCTGGTTTTCCACGCTTCTTAATAGGAGTGAATTTTGTGCGGGACTCTCCTGCAAGACCTCCGCCAGCCTCTATAGGCATAATGGCTCCGACAAATTCTCCTTTGTCAACAAAAACTAACGCCCCTGGTTCTGTTATCTCTATTTCGGACTTAGGATACTTTGTCAATATCTGGTCTACATAGTCTGCTCTATACGCCCAATCTTTTCCTTTAGAGCTGACATGAACTAAGGGATACTCAAACTTCGGATGATTAAATTCCGCTTCTATTTTCGCTGGTTTCGTTTTTTGTCCATAGATGCTTTGCATTCCTGCTGAGATTTTTTCTTTCGGAATAACCCTTGCTTTAACCAATTTCCGAGGCGGCTTATCGGTCTTAATAGCAATTTTGCCATCTGTGTAATATGTTCCATCATACCCCCATTCGTCCGTAGACTTTGGCTGTGCTTTACGAGGCTTGAACTCATTGTAGTATTCCACGTCTGGACCGCCCACTCTACCAGCAGGAGCTCGTGGTTTTTTAATCTTTGGCTTCTCCCCCACGGTAGTGGGCCACGTCTTCTTTGCTCGCTTAATGAACTCTGCAATAGCTTTCTTCGTGTTGATAACTTGGAACGTTCCGTCATCTGGAACTTTGATTGTGATATACGGTTCATCTTTGGGCGCGACATCTTTAGCCTCCTCGAGTGCGTCTCTCGCAGCGTCAAGAAGATACTCCTTCTGCTCTTTCAGCTTTTTGGCTGTTGTGGGAACAACTTGACTTGGAACAGAAGGAGCTTCTTCTTTCGGGGAAGGAGGGGCGGGCTTAACAGGGGGGCTAGGCTTCTCTACGGGCTTTTTAGGCTCTACAGGTGTCACAACCCCCTTTGGCTTTGTTACGGGCTTTACGGCTGCTGGGGGTGGGGATGACGGGCGCTCTGGCGGTACAATAACGGCAGGAGTCTTGAGTGGGGGCTTGGGAGGTGTTACATCTATCGTAGTTGGAGGCTTAGGAACCACCTGGTTCTCTAATTGCTTCACAGTCTCAAGCATTACCTCCGCTGTAGGAGGATTCGTGAACATATCATAGGCTTTGTTCTTGAGAGCATTGAAGAACCGACCAAGTGTTTCTGTTCTAGTTGCACCTGTCTCTTTGGCAATATTGTTGATTGCCTTTGCAAACTCAACACCAAGCTCAGCTCCTTGCAGAATACCATCCGCAATAGCCCACTTACCACCTTCGATAACGAGTTCTTTTGCAGTAGGCAATTCCTCTCCTTTTGCAAGAGCAGTCGCTTCGGCTTTTGCCATACCAAAACCGCCCCACGATGTCATGCGTACAAAGGGAGCAATGTATTTGCCAGCCTTACCAGCATTCTTTACAAGCCCTACCAGTGGAGCTGCAATCCATCTGTTGTACAAGGATATCGGAGCCATCATGCCAATAAGTTCAGCAACGTACTTCGTGTCACTCTCGTCAGGAGGCTTCATGCCAGGAATGCGTTCAGTCAAACCAAACGATGCAGCACTCGCAATTTCTTTCCCAAAATCAGTGACAGCCTCAAGTTGTTCGGGAGATTGAACCTCACCGATACGAGCTTGTGTCGCTGCTGCACTGCCAACATTCTCAAAGAGCTGCGTCCAGAATCCTTTATCCTCGACAGGCGGGGTCTCAACAGGTGTCTCATCAACAGTCTCAACTGGTTCTGGCGTAGGCGGAGCAACCACCTCTGGAAGAGGCGTTGGGTCTAGAACAAACCTCGACTTCAACTGTGGTCGTGGTTCGTCATCATCTAGCACGAAACCTGTGAACTGTGGTGCAGCCATATTACCCCTCAACTAATATCCATTCTTCTCCATCACTCTGGATTATCATTCCAGTGGCAGGATCGGTAGCAGTCTGACCTTTGTAGTCGGCAGGAGGAAAGTCTTCAGAAAACCCTTTGATGCGATTGATAACTTGCAAGCTGACCATCTTACCCGTCTTATCAGGAAACATGATGTCAGCACCTTCAATGGTATCAAGAACGTCTTGCGGAACTTCTGCTCCAGACTTTTGGTAGAGGTCGCTAGCTACTTGAGCTGCCTTCTGTCTCTTCTTGTCTATCTGACGAAGAACCGCTTCCCTCTTCTTCTCATCCTCTTCAAAGTCAAGCATGATATTTCCAAAGGCATCAGCTCTTTCAAACGGGCGTGTGAGATCCTTAATGGCATTCTGTGTGCGTGTATTCAGTCTATTGAGCTGTTCGTTCAATGTTATCGGAGGCTTTGAGCCAGCTCCACGAGCCTTTTCCATTGCTGCTGCCGTTTGGTATCCTTGGAAGGCTGTCTGCTTCGCTTGCTGCGATACAGGTGCGCCCATAATAGCCTGCACAAAGGCTGATGGGTCACTTGTAAAATCTTGGTTAGACAAGATATCCTCAAGAACTTTGCTCTCGGCTCCTTGTCCGATACCACTTCCAAGGCCACCACCGATGGCACTCAAAAGGCGACTGATACCACTTGGGTCTTTCTGTAATTGTTGTATAGCCATTATTTCTTCCTCCTTTTCTTAGGCTTGACGACCTTGAAATGTTCCCATTGCTTCTTGGTTATCTTGCCCTGTCTGTAAAGGCTTCCCATCTTTCTGCGTTGTTTATTTGACCTAGATGGCACTGGCACCTCCCTGCGGAACCGCTTGTGGAGTTTTTAGTTGTGCTGTTGTCTGGTCAATGAGCATCTTATCGTTAGCAAGCTCTTGTTGGTGCTGCATACGGAAACGCTCCTGCAGTTCAGTGATAAAGGCCACAGCAGAACGGAACCGTTCACTGCGTAGGTCTTGTATCTCATTAGCTGCTTTTGTGAGGTCGAGAGCCGCGTTCGCACGCTTCTGTTCAGCTTCCGCAATATGGGCATTTGTGAGGCCAATATCAGCAATGGCTCTACCTGTCTGACGGACAGTATCAGCCTCATTCTCCCTAATCTGCGACTGAACTAGAGCTGCTTGCAGTTGCTGCATCTGTGCTTCGAGTTGTGCTATCTGCTGTTGTTGTTGAGCTGCTGCCTGTTCATTCTGCTCAAGTTCTTTAAGGAATGTACTCTTGTCTTGGATAGGTGCTCGCTTCGCAAGCATCGTTCCTGTAATACCCTCAACACCCATTTCTCTTAATTGCACTAACTGCATAAAGTTTAGTTTCTTTTGATGCTCGGTTAATACAGACTGAGTACATATTGCATCCCATTTTGAGAAATCTTTATCTCTAAACTTGGCAGCAGGAGGTTTCCCTGTGATACGCTGTATCTTCTCATCACTCCATTGCTGGATCATCCTGATGAGTTTACAGGTTATCATCTGCTGACTCTTGTTTAGATTATCATAAAGAGGCTGCAAGCCCATCATAGCAGAACTCTGCTGCAACATCTGAGCGTATCCAGATTGATCCCCCTTCTGAGGCGTTCCAAATGCAGCATCATTAAGATTGAGAACATCCATGATATTCTCATCAAAGACATTCTGCATCTGAAACACTGATGCTGGGACATCAGGGAGTTGAATAGGGGCAATATCTTGACCAATGACCGCATCATCTGTTAAACCAATGTTTCCATGGTTTCCGCTGTGGTAGATATCGTCTTGGTCTGCGAGCTTGCTTAATTTGACATAATGTCCACCATAAAGGCGAGTATCCATCATATCGAGAGCTTTAGATATACGCTTGTTGAGTTCTTTCTGTGGATCCCTTGCAGCTCTTATGAATGATTGCATATTGAGATCATACTCACAATATTCTGGAGTATGATACGCAATAAAGGGAGTAAATGGATAATCATCAATGCCATTAGGTTCTCCCCCACTATAGAAAACTTCACCTTCGATAATCACATACAGATTAACAGTAGGTTTCTGTTTCGTTACCAGCTTCCAAACTTCTCGACCTGCTTGTGCATTAAGTTGATCGAGAGCCGCTTTAGCCGCTTTTTTGGGTGTTTTATCCTTAAATGGAAAACGTACATTCGTTTCCATATGGACAAGATGATATATAGCTTTTGTGTCCCTTTCCCAAAACTCATCATATGCTAAAAGAGGCTGTCCATTAGCATTATTCTCAAAAGGAATATCAGGGAATTTTCCATCTCTTTTCTCTGGTTTGAGTTTACGGATCTCTTTCGCTCTATCAGGAAGAAGACCCATCGCTGTTACATGAGAGATATACTTCCGACGCATGAGATAATTACAATCGCTAAGATCGAAGTTTTGGAAGTATGGATCCCACATTATCGCATTATGAGGGATTCTCAAGAATCTGATATCGCCATCGTCGAAATCTTCGGAATAATCGAAATACATCTCACTGAAATTAATAGCCGAGATCATAGATCCATGAAAACAATCCGAAATATGAAAATAACCACCTCGTTTCATCAACACGAAATGAACCGCTTCACTGATCTGATCGGCTGTTTCAAGCTCTAGGGGATCAAACTCGTTGACTGCCATGACAGCAGACGCAAGTCTATTAAGACGCTGTTCACCAGTAACGAGATTGACCGCCCTACGTATTTTATTATTAGTAATGGCTTCTCTCTCATTCAACGACAGATAATGTAACTCCTGTGGCGTATATTGCTTTCCAAGGTAGTATTGGATATCAGTCAGAGATTCTGCTTGAAGAGGTTGAATCTTCTCCCAGCTCTGATTATATCGCTCATTATATGTCGACAATATCTCTTTGCCACGAAGCATAGCATCCTCCTATCCAGTTGGAGTTTCACCTTTATTCATCTTGGTTGAAAGCATACTGACAGCACCGCCAGCAAGCGGACCCCCTGCTCCTGTCGCAAGACCTCCGGCTATAGGTATCAGAAGATCCATAATTGGACTGCTTTCACTAGGACGTTGGAAGGTTTCCATAACATTGGATGTAGCAAGATTCGCTTGGCGATTAAGCGTATTCTCCTGTGCCTGTGTCAACAGTTGAGCAAGTTGACCACTAAGACCAGACTCAAGATCAGCTCCTGCCCCTGTCGCTGCTCGCATCGCAGCTCCGCTACGTCCTGCACCAGCACCAATAAATCTTTCCTGAATCCCAGGAATCGTTTGCCTACGGAACTGTGTCCGTGCTGGATCACCAACAGACGTTTGGAACATCTCTGTAAGTGCAGCAGGATCGAAGTCCCCAAGCAATTTCGTGAACACTTCTTGTTGTTCGGGAGAAAGTCTGCTAACTTGTTCTATGCCACCTGATGTGCCACCCATGTTATTCCTCCTTGCCTGTATATTCTAATAAAACTTGTTTCGATATTTGGAAGCCAAAACGCTCAAAAAGAGCTGGTTTGTCTGTTATCCATATCGCTTTATTGAGCTTTAGATTGTGAAAAATGCCCTTGAGAAATTCCATGGCAAACTTCACCATCTCCCCACCGCCCCATAGTTCTTTGTCAACACTAAGAGTATTAACAAACATTACTTTCTCTAGTACGTTAATTTCGCACCACAAAAATCCCCTTACTACATTATCATCATCTAATAACAAATAAAGCATTTGCGTTGGACTTTCTAATGCAATAGACATAAACTCATAAAAGCGATCTGCATCAAACTCATTATCTGGCAATTGACCAAGAAGAGATCGAGGAACGAACAAAGCATTTGTACAGCGTTCAAACTTCATGCTCCCTCCTGTCCAATATATCTTAAATGACCTCTCATCTCAGCTGCTCCATTAAATACAGCGATATTTTGAAGAGTTTGACCACCACCATTTTCCATGATATAAGCTAACCTGGAGTCATTCTCTCCCTGTATCGTCGCATATGTATAATTCGCATTAAGCGTCAATCCTGTTATCTCCAACTCGCCTACAAAGAAATTCTCAGCAGCACGACGTATTTTCAATGGAAGTGTCACTCGCATATTTCCTGTTCCAGTATGTGCACTCCATGTAATGAAAAACCACACATCAGTCATAAGACCCTGACGATAATAATACCCAATTTGATTCGTATATGTTCCAACACCATCTGTCGTAGAACCTTCAATAACAGGAGTCCAACGATCCTCATTACCATTGATTGCACGACTTTGTTTCTCATAGTTCGCCGTGAGTTCATTACGAAGATCCTTATAGTCTTCTGGAAGTATCGTTGTCAGAGGAAGCGTCATATCGTATTACCTCCCTCTTGGAACCATATCTTGTGAGAATGTAACTCAAAAGGAAGCGTCGCACTCCGACCGTCAGCAACATGCCGTAATTCAAAAGAGATCACCGGAGCCTGTGAGTTGCAAAAAACTCGTTTCCACACCTTTCTACCGCTCGTTGACTCGCAATCGAACGTCTGGACAATCGTTTGTCCTGTCTCAAAGCCAAGATGGAATGTAACCTCGATGATGCAATCAGCAATAGCAGACACAAGAAAATCAACCATACCAAGAGAGATATTCTTTCCTATCTCAGAATATGGATTATAGTCCTTAGAAACGATCTTGAAGTTATATTCGTTGCCATCATCATCTTCCGATTGCTCATCATCAAATTGATAGACATACCCATCCGTAGATCCACCGACAACAATTTGCTCACCTTGTTGAGCATTTAACTCTTCATACGTATAATCCTTGAAATCATCGTAATAGGCATCCGTTCCACGTGCAGCAATAATCTTCTGGATATCAGGCCAATATTCAGCAGCATTCATATCGGTATATGTCACATCAGAGTCATGAAGATAGAAAGATAAGCACTTGGTTTCAATATTCGCACTCGTATAAAAGTCATATTTCGAGATGGTATTGTCCTCATAATTGTAGACAAGAACCTTGTCAAGTTCACCATTATTATCATTAGAAGGATATGCCAACCATGCCTGTTTCTTGCTCTCTATGACAAAACCATAACACTTATTGATATTGTCATAGTCAATATCATACGTAAACTCTGGCAACTTCTCATTTGCCTGTATTGCCTCATACCCATCACATGCCACCAGATTATGCTTTCCGACTGTCACACCATACTTCGCAAAATCCCAAAAACCAAACGTTGAATTTGCCTCAAATGGAGTATTAAGCATTATCCATCCAAACGGTGCTGCTGGATTGCCAGTATAGACATAGAATCCGATATTCCTCTCGAATATGACTACTATACGATCCTTGAGCTGGTATGTAGTAATAATCTCATCATTCGTTGGAGCATCGTTATAATCACCATAACCATCTACATCGTCACGAGCTGCATCGACGGTCAAAGGATTGCCAGCAGCGAAATGACGAGCACGCTGGGAATATCGCAATCCTCCCTCAACAGTATTGAAGAAGATAGGACGATCCTGAAAGATCTCCATTGTGCGAGCAGAAGTTAGAGTATCAGATCCCTCTCCACCAAGTTTCAGACGAGGAGTTATATCAATAGCATATGTGCCGTTATACACATAAATATTCGTAGTGTTATCGCATAACCATGCAAGATCTGTAACACCTGATTTCCACTCTCTTTTCCACTGAAGATTCGTAGAGTTCCAGATATCATATACAGGAGTCGCATTGTGATAATAATCAAATTCAACAGGATCAGCATTTGCTACATTTGAAGTAAAAGTAACTGACATCGCTCCAGTAGCATAATTAATCGTTCCAGTAGCTGTAGAAGGTACAGATCCCTCCTGTGTCTCAATAAAGTTACCATCACCATTATCATATAAATATTGCCCTGAGACAGTATCATATACCCTAGCCGTAAACGGTATTACAGGAAGATTTGCTGCTGTATGCGTAAATGGTCCTGGACTTGCTCCATGTCCTGCTGCTTCATATACTTCATTCGTAACCGCTGTTCCCTCTGAGATATTCGTGAAGTATTTATTCGTATCATCCCATGTATTCAGCCGCTTTGAATCAGCAACGAGAAGCTCATTCGCTCCAAGATCCTTATCAAAGAAGTGTATCCCTCGAACATCTCTGTCAGCTCCAGTATCGCTATAATAATACGTCGCTGTCGCTGCACCAGCTCCCGGATCACTGTCAAAGGTCACATCATAGACTCCAGTAGAATACGTTATCGTATTCGTCCCTGTCCCCACATCGCCCACCAAAGCACCCTTATCAGGATCGGAATTACCTGAATAATCATCTGTTACCGTCTTCCCCCCTATTGTAATTGACAGAGAATTTCGGATTACAGGAAAGTTCGTTACCGTTCCAGTACGATGTGTGTTATCAGGAGAAGCCGTAATTGAATATGTCGTGAGGCGTCCGACCTGTCCGAAGTAAGCAAGACCATTACGCTCTTTGAGGATCCCACGCTTGATATATGCGTTCTCAAGTTCTACAAAGGCTTCATCGGGGGTAAGCCAAGGCTCATACTTCTTGTTCATCCCCTCTGTGAAAGGAGCTACGAGATGTGATTTATACCCCATTCTCAACCCCCTTAAAGATCATAAAATGCCACTGATGTATTACCAAGTGCTGCTGCAAGTGACATTGTATTGTCACTTAGTTTCAACTTATAAGTATAAATTATACAAGAATCTTCGTCTACAATAGCATATGAACAAACATATGCTCCAGTGGCATCAACTGCACTTCCTGTAGTTGATGCAACAACTAAATAATTTGAACTTTCCATACTATTATCAAAGGTAATTGTATAAGTACCTCCGCTTCCTGATGGAGTCGCATTAAAAGAAGAAACATTACCCCCTGCATTATTAAATACACACCATGCAGCAGGAGCACCAAAAGGTTGACCTCTCTTCGTCAATTGGACAATATTCGGAGTTGCCTCCGCATCCATAAAATATCCCTCAGTATGATCATTGCTATCGGCATCAGACCAATTCTTTGTATAGAAAAAACCTGTATTCGCAACTTGAGCACCACCATTAGGATCAGCAGCAAGTTCAAGCAATGTCACTTGCTTATGCTCTCCATAATTGGCATGGCGAGGTTGTGCCAACGTATAATGGTCAACACCGAGATGATCTTCAATCTCATCCCAATTTACCCGAGTCTTAGCATTCTCCGTGGTTATCCCACTTCCTGAGTCGGCTGGTGCCGATTTATCCCATCCTGCCATTTTAACCCCCTACCATCGTGGTATCGAACGTCGTGTAGACGATCTGAATTTATATTGATGTTTCAGGACAGCTTGTAACTTCATCCTGTAAATGGCATAGGCTGATGCTGCACCATCTTTATCACCATAACGATTATGGATATCTACCGACGTACCATATCCAAGAGCATCACCCCAGAGAAGATTCGGAGGACTTCCTGTGATTGTCAGTGCTGTCGGTCGCTCCGCTACCTGAATATTGATGTCATACGTCGCATCAGGGATAGGACGGAACTTGAGAGTATTATCGTAATACAATACTGAATCTGGCTCCGCAGCCGTATACTCAGCATATGTAGCACTTATATCTTGACCATCCGCAGGGAAAGTATTGAATGTAACACTATAGGTTCCTGTTGCATAGGTAACAGAACCAGTACCACCTAGTGATCCTGTAAGCGTTCCATCTCCATCCTCATCCTTGAAAGTCTCAACATCGTCACTGGCAATAAAACTCTTCGGCACAACAGGAAAATCCGTAAGAGTTCCAGTAAATGTCACCGTAGCTCCATCTCCTGTACCAATAGACTCAGCATCAACATAAGCATCAGGAAAAGAGGCATCAAAGAGAATCCGATCGTAATACAGATCAATCAGATTCCCCGATACTTGAACATTGGTATCAGTGATGAGACGATACGTTTCTGGTACAGTATATTCGTCAGTATCTGCCAACGTCTGAAAATTCCACATCTTCGTTATCGGCTGCATTCCGATATCCATGTAGAATTGATTCTGATAAAAACTATTCAGATACCCCAATTTAGTGGCATCTGATAATTCCCTATGCTGCGTTACATCCTCAATAAGATCGAGAATTTCCTGTACCGTCTCAGCCATAATTATACCTCGTGTAAGTCAAAACGTCTGTCAAGGTACTTCTTTCCTGTTGGGAAGACCTCACCACGCTCGTTTTCTTCCATGATAGGCTTATACGTCCCCTTGCTTTTGATGTGTTGAGCCATCTCTTCCGTCAACTCAACTTCGGTGCCATGCTCAAGATGATACGTACGCATCTGGTTCTCTTGACCCTCGACATCCTTGTTCTGTGCATTACCAGCAAAAAAAGAAAGAGGCACCCCAGGTTGTTGCCTATTCTCAAAGTAGTACTTCCTTGTGGACGAACTACGAGAGGTATGAATGTTAGGGGCTTCAAATTTGCCGTCAGAACCCCTTGCTTTGTCTTTAGCCATGTATAATCTCCTTCATAAATGGAAGAGGGAGAAAGGCGATCGGGGTACCCCAATCCATCGTCCCCCTCTCCACGTTTTTTATTAAGCTGACACCTCGGAGAAGATATCATACCAAGCAGCTTCAACGAGGATTACATCCGCATTGTTAGCCATTGGCACGGTTCCAAGAGTAATACCCTTGAATCCAGTATCATCCCATTCGTCAGAGTTGTTCATGATGATTCCACCACGAGTAGCAGCACTGTAAGCAGTGAAACCAGTTCCATCAACATCAATACTGATAGAGTTAGGACCGACATAAGTCATTGTGTAACGTCCACCATTGAGTTCGACCATAGAGTCATCACCCATGAAGTTGATAGTCACGGTATCACCGTCATTAGCAGCAGCAGTCCAGCCGTGACCTGTTACAGTCAAGACAACTGGATTCGCTTGCGTTGCACCAGAAATAACCTTCTGGCGTGCAGTCCTCACGGTAGTATCATAAGGTGTGAAGCCGTTGGTTGTTCCACTGTTTGGCAATGCACCATCGGTGATTGTCCCTTGTGTAACATAACCATACCAGCTCGCATTAGCCATTGTAGAATCCCACCAGAGATCCGTATTCTGGCTTGTCTGTTTCCACTGTGTCACATTGCGTGTATGCACAAAGTTCGGCACAAAACCTAAGTCAAGGTTGTATGCTGATCCAGCGGAAGTCAATACGACAGTTCTTCGTCTATCCATAATATAACCTCCTAACTATTAAGTGTGTACGCAACGTAGATCAACTAACCAGTTGTCGTTCAAGACAACTCCGCCCCAATAGGCATCCCATCCAATCGACATGAACATAGAATGGGGGTCTTCACTACCAGCAGAACCGAATCCGTGACGGTAGACATTGTAAGCGTTACCCGACAGATCAATAGTTCCGTAAGAGTTCTTCGCTACAATAAAACAACTGTATGTAGAACCAGTGAGCTTTCCGTTGCTTGTTTCAATGAAACGAACATCATCAACAGCTCCAAGTTCATTCTCGTATACAGACTTTTGCATCGAATACGTTTCGACCTTCTGGAAGTTATCCATGGCTCGAACGTCATCACGCATGTCAGTGTGTACGAAACAGAAGTAAGACTTTGCGACAGGAGCAGTTCCAATTCCTCGTCCAGCAACAAGAGTAGAGGCCAATAACTTAGCGTTGTTGGTCTTCAACTGCTTAACTGCAATTCCAAGGTCTGTGGTTGTGATCTCTGTCAGCGTTCCTGGGGTTCCAGTTACACCGTTCGCACAGTTTAGATAAGAAACACCCGAATAGATGGTGTCTCTCATTAGAGTGTCCATGGTTTCCCCAGCCTGTTGTCCAAACCTTTGAACGTACTGCATAGTAACGTCTTCAAGGTTCGTCCTTACCATTTTCTTGGTCAGCTTGGAGTAGTCTCCATAAACATCGAGTTTCGCTATAATCGGCCGTCTTACGGCTTTTCTAGGCGCACCGTATACACCATCTGTAAGAGGTGTATCTACAACAGGAAATGGGTCGTAACGATCCCACTCCATTCCATCGCCATTACGAGTCGGCACAGAGTCAGTGTTCGCAAAAAGCGAATACACTTGCTCCTTCTTCGCAACTTCTAACATCTCACGATTGTAGACGTTACGAATAGCGGGAGTAATGTCGTTAAAGGTCGTGATACCACTAGGCATTTTATGTCCTCACTATTTGTGAGCACTATGTCATGACCTCTCTATGTCGGGTATGTACCCGCTCGCAACCGCTTTTTAACTGCCTCAAACTCTTCTGGCGACATATCAAAAGCATCTCTATGAGTACCAACATTCGATTGGGGACCAGTATTCGCCAGTGTCTTGGGTTTCTCCGCATTCTTTATCATGCGTTCGGCATCTTGGCTCTGCTGACCCTTCATCTTGTCTTGTAAGTACTCCATGCTATGTGTCGCAAAGTGATACGCTGCCTTCCACGCTTTCGGTGAGTTGCGGATCGTATCTGCGATCGAGGGATCATTTTTCATAGCACTAGGTAAATACTTGTCGATGGTCGCACGCCACTGCTTGTCCTGAATAGACAGTTCGAGCTGTTCCATTTGCTCTTTCTGCCGTTCAGTACTTTGAGTTATCTCCTGCGCTTGCTGGCTAAAATAGCCTGTAAGCTTCTGCAATGCCTCTGCGTCAACTGCGTCCCCAAAGTCAAGACCTGTAAAGGTTTGCTGTTGAGGTGGTTGCGGTTGCTGGGGCTGGTAGCCTTGAGGCTGCTGTGGGACTTGATAACCCATTGCCTTATACATGCTGACCATCTGTTCAGCTTGTTCGGCCTTTGCCTTCAACGACTCCGCTTCACTTCGGTACCTGTCACGATCTGCTTCAAGTGTCCGAAAGTTATACTCTTTGTCGCCTTGGCTAGACCCCTGATCTGTATCAGGTTCAGGATGAGCGGGTTCCTGATTTACGCTCTCTTCTGCCGAGACGACTGGCTCTACGTCATAGTTTGGTTCCATAAGGAAAACCTTGTGTTGTTGCCCTTACGAGGGGCGTTACGTATCCGACCCCGCTCAACTTCCGTAATGGCCGTTACGGTCGTTATATGGCGTTGTACGGCACACAAGCCGTATAGACTATGTGTATGAACACTATATATCTGTATTGAAGTTAATACTGCAAGCGTAAAGTGAAGCTTTATTAGATTATCTTACGATGACGCCTCTTTAAGGCTCTATATGATTCTTTAGATGGAGCGTTCTGTGCGCCCCTAAGATAGTTCCCATATTGTATCGCATATATAAAGCCCTTGGCTCCATCACTGAACTCATCATGGACAGACTTCGTGCGGTAACAACAATGCTTCTCGTCCCACTCCTTTCGGAAGTTGTCGAGACATTTCAGACCACGCTTGCATTTCACCTTGTCAAACCAACATTGAGGAAAGGCATTACGAGCGTCATTGATGTCGTAGATTTCATGGAGCGGTTTCTTGAGAACTTTCACATTCCAACCCAAGTCTCGGAATTGATCCTCAACTGATTTGGGCATTCCAAATTTCTCGGCTGCTGCATCATGTGGCAATCCGACACCTTTGACAAGATAGGGGAGTGATCGAAGCCACTTATCATAGAACGCTGGCTCTTCACCATCTCGCTCAAAGTAATCAAGAAAGTGCCTCTCAAGACCGACCATCTGAAACGTCCATACAGCCGTTGAATCGCTCTTCCCGATGTCCATGGCTGCATAGGCATGAACATGGCTATCGTACGGTACACTGCATATACGTCCCTCATGACGTGCCTTTACGATATGTGGACCGAAGAACATCGCTTCTGTCGCCACTTCTGTACTCTCACGGTACGTTGCTGGATATTCTTGCTTCATCTTCTCCCCTTGTACTTCGGATTCTTTCACATACCACCACTTTTGAGGCTCCGTAAGCTCAATACCGCTATTCTCCTTCAATTCAGCAAAGTATCGCTCCAGCTCGGGATCAATGTCCACGGGATCGAATATCTGATAATCAGAACAACCCCACCAAGGGAAAAAGAAGAACTTAAAGTCTTTGTCCGTCAAAGGAATCCCCATGTCGTGCATCTCTTTGGCCTTTTCGCACAATTCGTACATTAACCCAAAGCGACCCTCCATAGTCGATTCTACGTCAATGATCCCCCGTTCCGCTGCGGGGAAGGCTCCCGTCTTCACCTCTTCCGCACGTGCAGGCTGCTGCTGATAAAGCTTGGCAAGTTCACTGACGTGCAGCCTCTGTAAAGTGTCCGAGCGCACCATCGTTTCAGCACTGAATATCGAACCGTTGGAGAACTCCATCACCGAAGTCGTAGCCCTCACCAACTTCGGTATGTAAGGCTTTAATCGAGGATCTATGCTGTCATAGGGAAATCTCACTTTGGAGGCAAACAACTTGATGGCATCCGCTTCTCGGTGCGCTAGGGTTGCAGCCTTGTAGTAAGGATTGAACAAAATATCGTCCAAATAATCGACCAGGACACCAGTGGAAATCCCTCTCTGCCGTGCCTTGGGAATAATATTTCGCTTATGTCGATTGTCATATAGAAATTGCTGTGCTTCGTTTGGACGAAAACGGATGACAACGCCGTCCTTGTCCTTAATCTTATACAAGTGAGACATCCGCCACCGTTTATCTCGGAGGTGACGTATAATGTTCTGTGTCGCTTCGTCAAACGCATATCCCATACTACTTCACTGTAAACTTGATTAACACCGATTCTTCATCGAGAAACTTCTCTTGCCACTCCTCTAAGAAGGGCAACCACCGACCAAACACTCTTGTCGCTTCTGATCGGATATTCGGATCGCATACAAGACAAAACTCTCGTTGTCCAACAGGAGTATCCGCAGCTCGACCCCAATAAATCTTTGCTTCTCGCTCCTTTACTTTCGGTCTTCTCATCACTCAAACCAACAGTTGTAACCCCTCTCAATGAGGTAGTGGTGTAACAATGTAGGACTCTCCCGAACCTCTTCGGGCGCGTCACTTACGGCCTCACATGCACTCGCTGGTATCATGAGTACTCTCGCGCGACAAGGTTTGGTCATTTGCTTAACCGCCTTCCGTATGTCTCCCCACGTTATCACCTCGTCATCATTGACATCCCCCGTGTCATTACACATCTGCATGTCATGCTCGACTTTTCGCCTCATCTCCGTGTACTGCATCAATATCCTGTCTGTGCCACCTTCGGCCTGATCCGCCCCATACCAATCAATACTGTCGCCCTCTTTGTTGCCACACATGAATTGACCCTCTTTCCACTCGATATAGTCGGGCATATATTTCCCTGCTCTTGATATCTCATGACGTATCGCATCTGGGTATTGCCATAAGGCTAATTCTTCTTTATCCATCCTTCTCTCCAAGTTCTTGATTTTCGTGTGTATCCCCTTCAACTCCGACCGTAGTCTCATCTTCATTCCATATCTCCTCGTACTCTGGATACGTCTCAAGAAACGCTGTATTGGCTTTGTCAATCACTCTGTTACAGTCGTCTCTTGTGAAGATACCCTTGTTTTCAAGTTCGTTCAGAAGAGCTACAATGAACTCCATTGCATACATATGTTTCGGATCACTCATATTTCGGCAACTCCATCCAAGCATGAACCAACTTAGGTATTATATGCCCTGTTTCCACAATCCCAATAGGCCACTTTCCATCATCACCATATCTCTTTTCATAAGCTTGTGAGAAGTATCGGATATTGCCACCTCTTTCGCCAACCAACAACTTCATGATATTATACTCCTTGTAGTACTCATCATAGACGGCTGCAAGGATGCGACTACCAACTATGGGCTTCTCTTCATCAATATTGATCCACTCTTTATTCATACTCTGGCACCTGCTCCCTCTCCATCCAATAATCGACCTTCAAGGCAACACTCGCAAGCCGTCCCTTGTTATGGTTGATTATCATGTCTCGCCAAAACTCACCGTTGTAAAAGTCTGCCTCCACAACAACATACTTGCCCCCTTGTTCGGGAACCAACACAAAGCAGTCCACGAAGCTCTTGTTTGGCAAGCCGTCTTCTATCGGTGTCCATCCAGCTTTCTTTGCGGTCTTGTATGTATCCCATTCTTGTTTTGTCTTCTCGGTCATTTCACCACCCCACATAGTTTTCTTCATAATCCCTGTGTATCCACTCCTTTTGCCTCTCAATGTCTATCATATGGCTGCATAACGCCTTTAGTGCCTTCGGGTCTTTGCTGATTACTCCCATATCAATTGTCATCATCGGTACGAAAGCTCTCGCATTGACAAGACGTACCTCAACGCCACATGGATTGCTCCATGAATTGCGTAACTCAAAGTCTCGATTGCACATCTCAAATAGTCGGTAGTCGTCACTTCTCTGCTTTATGCAACTCATCTCATCCGTCCACACTTGATACATTGCTGCGTTCCATCCGTCCGCTTGCGGTAGTCATGCCCACCAAACAAACCGCACGATATCTCCATGAACAAACGTTCAAAGTACAGTATCATAGCCGTCGTAAAGTCTCTCATTTCTCTAAACTCCTCGTTATCATCGTGTGGCAAAGCACAATAAAACCAAAGGACAACAAACCACTACAGATAATGAAAAGAAAAACCCCAAACACTACCGCTATCTCAAACCCCAATAATCCGACCAACCACTCTTGTAACATTTGCTTACTCCCACGTATTCCAACGCTTCTTTATATGTCATGTCCAGGAAGTCCCGACAGAACTGGATTGCATCACCGTGACAATCACACTGCCGACACCAATAAACCCCCTCGCACTTGTCCGCTTGTCTCGATGGCCATATCCGAAACCGATCCTCGCCTCCACACCTCGGGCAAGCACTCGCATACTCGCCACCGTGCATTGACGATACACGCTTTGGATCTAAACCGTGCGTTCGGAACTCATCGACTAACATCGTACCTCCGTTGGCTTGGATAACTTCCCACACTTCTTACACGGCTGAGGTGTGATCCCCAACCACGCATCGTATTCATGGTCGCACTCCATCCGTATAACCTCGATACAGTCATGTTCTTTCAAGGTACTACCGTCAACATACACCTCTTTGATAAAGGCTTTGTCGCCTTCCTTGATATCTTCATCGGGCGTTGTCTGGTCATGGCATATCGGAACCGCCTCGCCTTGTATCCAATACTGGTGGCATCTCTTGCATTTCAACTTCGGGGGCATTGAACAATACACCATGCCGTCATCAATGCAATGGCGTGCTGGCTCTTCGCCCTCGTAGTCGCTTTCCACCTCGTAGATGTTACGCTCCTTAATGCCAAGGCTGCGAGATACCAACTCTAAGCGGTCTACCGCCTCCGTAAACGCCAAGGTGTCCTTTATCATGTAATACGTCAATGAATCACAATAGCACCCACACAAGCGACATTCACCTCGATTGTCGTTCTCTTCTGTCGGTATCTTCATCTCGTACTTGCCACATTGAGGACACAAAGACAAACCATCCCGAAACGCTTCCTCCCCATGCTCGTGTATTGCAATATCCTCTAGGGGCGTTGTGTCGATAAGTCTTTGTATGCCGTCTCGTGTAAATTCACTCATCCTCTGTAACCCTCATGTTTACTAGCCAACTATCATCAATGATCGGCTCTGGCTTCTCTAAACCAGCAACGCACGCTGGACACTTCTCGTTTGGCTTCACTACGATGTTGTGCTTTGAACACCACCCCATTTGATTGTGTTCGTTGTCATAAAGACACTTGGAGCATACCCACATATGAGCGTCCTTGCCCATTACACACGTGCTGCCCACGTTGCCACACGCACAACGCCTGTCATCGTCTGGGATCGGTGTCCCGTCCTCATAGCATGGGGTCGCCTCTACTCCCCATCGAATGTTTCCTTCACTGCCGAACTCTGGCTCCATCAGAATAACCTCAATTGCTCTTTCACGTTCTCACAAGCATTGTGTCGCTCCCGATACTGCTTGCCCCTTAAGCTTTCGTTTTGCTCCTGTAGCTTCCTGCGACACCTCGTTATGCTCTCGTATGGCCTTAACGTTGCGTTCTTGAACATACTCATCAGCTCACTGGCACTCATCAAGTCCAGCTCGTCTCCCAAGTCCTTTTCCAGCACCAAACAATAAAGACGCATATCGCAATCTCTTGCTTGTGCGTCCTCTGTTAGTACTTCCTTGACTATCCATGCGTTCTTGAGCAAGTCCATGCTACACCCCTGAACGCTTCTTGTACTCCTCAATAGCTATCGCCTTGGTGTTCTCAATGAAATCGTCAAGGTCAACGTCCTCAGTGTCGGAAGCCTCGAACGGTATCGCTATTACCGTCTTCATCTTCGCTCTGCCTGTACCGTCAACAATGTCATACTTGAGTAGATACCCAAGCTCTTTATCACTTGTTATGCTCTTGAATGTTATCAACATCTTTACCTTCCCGTGTTGATGTTTTCTTTATGAGCCCCTTTATGTCCTCACACGCTGGAACCCGTTTCATTTTAGAGGCTAGTCGCTGCCGTGCAACTTTGCCTATGATATACAACCTACCGTCATCAGGATTGACGAAACCCACTTCGCCATTGACTACCCTTGAAGCAATGAAGGGCGTACAACGCTCAATAGCGTACCCCATGACGTTCATGGTATCACCTTGCTGTATGTCTTCTCGAATATCTCGCCCTTGCACGGGTACAGCTCGCCTTCAACGCCTTGCACAAGGTAGTCGCCTTGCTCCCCGATCATCTCGCCCTCTAAGGTCTGGACTTTGAAGCGACACGGCATCTTCCGTGCATACTTCTTTGTTGGTATCGAGATATATTGCTCTGCCCCTTCGATCTCTTCCTCTGTGACATCGAGGGGTATATCTTCACGTTGCATCATACCTCTTGCTAGATCTTCCCTGATCTGTTGCTCTACGCTCTTCTTTGGTTGTTCCTGGCCTTTGTCGAGCATCTCTCTAACTTCCTTGGGGGTCGGTGTCTTGAAGTACCATGAAGGCTTTAATGCTGCTTCCCAAGGCTTGCCGATCACTGCCTTGATAGCATTAGCACACCAAGGGCAAACAAAGTCAGGAGCAACACCCTCACCACAATCGGCTATGACCATTTCGGAGACATCCCACTCGTGCCTACAAAAACGACATCTATCTATGGCATTGTTTTGCTTCCATGCCTTGCAATCAAAGCAATAGTAGCTATGGCACTGCTCGTTTTGCAATTGGGTGCATCCACAATCAAGGCACGCTTTTATCGCTGTTCGTGTCACTCTTTCACCTCTCTGGCTGAAAACTTATCGTTGTTATCGCATTGGGGACATTGGAAGCGTCCGAGAATAGCTCTGGCACGCCACCTATGCCCACAAGCGTTACAAATGATCTCCCAATACAATGCTATGCTACTCATCGTCCTCAAGCCCTTGTATGGCATCATTGGCGGCTTTCAATGCGTCCACAGTCTCATCACGGGCAACATTTCGCTTTGCACGCTCCATATCTTTATGGTGAGCTGCGAGGCAAGTATTTTGCAAACTGTCCTCTCTATCGTAGAATGTGCAGGTTTTTTGATATACTGCTTGGTGGAGCTTTCCAGTGGCTACGGCATTTTCTCTATTCATGGCGATTTGTTCTCGCGCGTATAAGAACGCGTTGGCAAAGACTTCCGATTTTTCCACTAAATAATAGATATGAGCGCGAGTGTATTTTTCAGGTCTTGAGCGTGTGAACATCTCAAAACTGGTAGCATTTTCATTAACACACCATTTTTTGAGTGCTTCCGCTTCCTCTTCAATTCTTTCAGGTGTCCATGTTTCAGGCCGTCCGATTTTGACTTTCTGGCACATACTATCACCTCACGTTATGTATGTTACTGGAAGCTTCACTGTAGCGTGTAATGGGGTTTTGTAGCAAGCATTTATTTAAAGTTGCGTTAAACTGGCATTTGTGTTACACTGCTTGCATACGTTGATACCGAACTAACAAAAAGAGGTCGAGAATATGACAGAGAAAAGTTATCCGAGAATAAAAGAGATAATAGTCGAACGCAAAGGGGTGTACGGCAAGCAACTGATATATCCTATTTGTGAAGACGCGAAACGATTTGCTGCGATAGCTGGTAACAAGACGCTATCAATTGAGATCATTAAACTAATAAAGGAGCTGGGATATGTTGTCAAAACCAACCCCGAAACCCTTTAAAATATGGGGATTAAGACCTATGAAGCTGATAGCATTTATAATAGTCGTTATTGTTTTAACGGCAACACGATAGGAGTCTAATAATGAAACTTGGGGAAGTTGCATTTTTAGAAGCTATTGAGGAGTACAAAGGGTACTGCTCAAACTGTGACGATATCACGCTGGAAAGTGGTGTCGAACCTGACGCGGAGGGCTACGAGTGTCCCGAGTGCGGAAACAATACCGTTATGGGTGCTGCTGATGCACTACTGGGCGGTTATTTAGACATTGAAGAAAGGGGCGTACACCCTAAAGAGCATTTGTATTACTGAAGCCATAGGAGGCAACAAAATGAGTACAAGAACGAACGTTATATTGCAAAATGACGATTGCAAGGTGATATTGTATCGTCACTGTGACGGCTACCCCGAAGAAACGGGAGTTGATATTTATAAGAAGGTCAAAGACGCGGTAGACGGGGGTAAATACAGTGCGTACGGTGCTTTGTTGGAGTCGTTTCTTGCGGAGCGTTACAAGGCCGAGGAGAGCATTTCAGGCAAAGAGAAGGCTGTTTATGAGATCACGGACAGCATACACGGAGACATAGATCACTTGTACAAGGTGGAGGTTTTCCGCACCTACAAATACAGTGAAGAGCGTGAAGCGAACGTTTTTGCTGGTTATGACGCTGTGATCTTTCATTCAGAGATAGACAAAGAGAGGGCTCACCGTGATATGTTCGAGCGCAAGATGACGGGTTACACGTTGTTTGAGTGGATAGCATACTTGACCAGCTTGGGGGTGGAGTTATGAAGTTGATAACACAAGAACACATCAAGGCATTTCGCAAGCAGGGGGATACCTCTGCTTTAATGCCCGAAGAGATCAGCGTCATTTTGAAGCTGTTTAACCCCGTGGGTGCTGGCACGTGGTACTGTTACGAGTATCACGAAGAGGACGGATATTTTTGGTGCATGGCTGATATTGGCATGGGATATCGTGAGCTGGGGACAGTGAGTCTTGCGGAGCTGCAAGAGGTCAAGATCCCTTTAACGGTGCTGATTAACGGCAAAGAGCTGGAAGGCGGTGACGTTGCGATCCAGCGAGACAAGCATTTTCCAATTGGTCGTTACACAGTGGCACAAGTATTAGAGAGGGATTATTAATGGAAAGAGAGATTATCCAAGACGGTGACGAGGACATGATTTTAAAGATCACGTTGACCGTAAAAGACATGAAAGACGTTAAGCCTATCTTGACGAAACTGGAAGCGGAGGACGCTTTGCTGGCGTTGGCGACAAAGCACGATCCTCTTGATTGGCACAAAATTGCTCGTGTTGCGAGTTCAACAAGAAAAGGAGTGTACAAGTAATGGCTATTGTAATCATGACCATAATCGGCACTTTCGTGGGCTTTGGCTGCGGAATTATGTACGCCAAGACCTTGGAGCTGCGGAGAAAGCAAGCTCAACGCAAGCGTGACGCAAAGGGGTTAAATCAATGGGATTGTCGTTGTCGTTGACGCAAGTCTATAATGCCGAGTTCGGTGTTAATCATGCCCTCCACGAGATCGAGTGTTTCTTGTGGGGGGTATTGTTGTTCTGTGCAATCTGCAATCAGGTCTTTAATCGCCCCCAGGAACATCTTTAGATTCTCGTGCATCACTCGATTCTGTTCCGCAATCAGATCGTTGTGTATTTTCTCTAAGTCCATGCTGCCGAGACTTTGGTCGAAGGAGGGTAGTGCCGTCTTTGTCCCAAGTTTCTCCCCAAGGGTTTTCAATGGCGGTATTTCGCAAGTCTTGCATTGCTCCTGCAGCTCCGCTGTCAGTATGGAATACCCTTGTTTGTATCGGTCTATTTCTTCCTGCATCTTCGCTGCTTTTTGCATCATCTCTTCGCCGTAAAACATCCTGCAACTCCTGTCTTCTCAAGTTAAGAATAAAGTCATCGTTCCACACTTCGCCTTTGTATTCTGCTGTCCACCCAACGCTGTCTTGGAGTAGCCGTTTGCGGAGCTTTTCCATTTCTGGTCTTAACTTTTTCAGCTCGGCACACATTTTGAAATACTTGATGATGACGGTAGCGAAGAAAGAGCCTAAGATACCGCAACCGATTGCTATACAGATGTGTTCAAAACTCATTCTTCTCCATCCTTTAGCTGAAATGTTATGATGAGGTCATCTTCTTCAAGTGGAAAAGTAACGCTCATTTTTGCAACGACAGCGTTAGTGCTATCCTTAACAATTTTGAGTGCATCGAGTCCTTTTTTTACATTATCTGGCAGCCATTCAGGATATGCGTCTTCAATATTCATAATCGGGATCCCACTTGATTGTTACTTCTGTTCGGGGGTTGTGGCTGTACACTTTGTACACGTCAGAGTGCCATATTTGGCTATCGTTGTGGTATGCGATATCCTCCATTGCATCAGTGAGCAACTTGTCGAGATTGTCACGGTCTGGTTTTTTCTGGTGCTTGATAACGCCTTCGTCCATGAGTGCTTGTCTTTTTTTGGACGTTGACTTTGGAATTGGCATATAGAACGTTACGAACATTTCGATGGGTCCAGTGATCCGCTCTGGGAAGTGTTGGAGTACTTGTGCTTTGTACCAATTCTTTTTGTCCTTGCAGGGGTCGTATCGGATTGCTACGGGGCGGTTATTCTTGTCGATGACGGGGTTGCCTTGTTTGTCACGAACGTATGATTCTCTATGCCGTGCTTGTGGTGTTGGGGTGGTGTGTATTGTGAATGACACCTCTTTCATCCATTTACCTTCGGTCTGATTGCTTCTCGAACTGCGTCCTGGAATCTGTTGAACACTTCTTTGGAGTCGAACTGAATGACTTTCTCCCATTCGCCTGTTTCTTTATTCTTGTATGTTGGGAGTGCCACGAACCAACCTGATCCGTCTTTCTTTTTGATGACGGTGAGGTTACGTATTTCCATTCGCCATTCAGGGACTTGCACCCCGAACTTTGCGATCATGTAAGACGATGGGTCTTGTGGTTCGTAATAGGTCACGGTTAAAGCCATGGTCAAGCTCCTGTATTGCGTTTGTTTTGTTTCTTGGTGTCTTTACTCCTGAAATGATGTTTAAGCGGTTTTGGGTCGGGGGTCCTGCGGTTAAAGTGGGGGTCAGAAGCCTTCAAAGTGTTGGTCTTCATTCGCCATTGATAAAGCGGGCATGTTTTGTCGGAGCAAGCTTTTACTTCATTGAGATTGCCAGCCACACATTCGAGGCAGAAGAGTCTTATGGCGCAGTCACGGCTTTTGTTCCGTTTTTCCCACATCTTGGGGAATATTCGCTTTATCTCTTCTCGGATATGTTCAGTCATCGCTTTAATTCCTTGAAGTGTTTCACGGACAATTTACGGAAGACTTTGGCCTTCTTTTCGATCTCTACGAGAGCGCGTCTTGCTTTTCGAGCGGCTTTGTTGTTGTCGATAAGGGTGTGTACGAGTAGCTCTTTGACATCACTCATTGCGTCTATTATCTGTGTAACGTTCTCGTAGAGATCTTGGTTCATTGTGGAGTCCTCCTATTGCCTGTATGACCCCACAATACCAGTTTTCTTCTTTTTCTGCAACTTTCTTTTACGCTCCCTTAGAGCTTGTAAGAAAGAGCGAGTACGTCCGTCTTTACGGTCCCATCTTTTCAGAATGTCTTGGAGTGTTCTCATGTGCTTTTCTTTGCCTCCTTGACGATCTGTCTCATCTTCTCTGGAGATGTCAATGATGTTGAATACCCGTCATAGTCCTGATGATAGTCGAGAATCAACTCACCTTCTTTGCCCTTGGCGCGGTTCTTTCGCACTTCGAGGCGTGTGAAGGCGTGGACTTGTCGGACATCTGGATACGCTCTGTCGAGTCTTTGCAAGATGATGACATTATCGCCATATTGCTTGATGCCAGAACTACCCTTCATGTTGGCCATGCCCATAAATCCACGGTCATCTTTTGACTGTGTGGGGTGGACAATGACCAAAATGTGTACTCCTGTCTCAAGAGCTTTGGCGTGCAACAACTTCACCGCGAACTCAAGACGTTCCCTTTCATTGTCCCCGACTGCGGAAGAGCCGAGATATCCGAGGTCTTCGATGACAACGAACTTAATGCCGTGGACGTGGACACCGTAGTCGATGGATTCGAGAACTGACTTGAGCGTCATCTGTTCCCCGATGGGGTCGACATAGATCTTCTTTTCTTTGAAGATTTTCTCCAACACGGTCATATCTTCGTAATTACCAACGTTGTCACGCAAAGACTTCTGCAAGATGATGCTCCCCATCTTCTGTAAAATCTTTGCAATCCGCATCTCTTGAGATGTTATCCACACTCCTTCACACGTTGCTGCTGCGACATTGTATGCGACATTGACCACAAACGTTGTCTTACCGCATCCCGTGTCACCTGTAACGCTTGTGACTTCTGCTGGGCGCAATCCACCCAAGATGTTATCGAAGTCCGAGAACCCTGTGCGTACACCTTCGGGTGTTGCTGCGAAGATGTCTTCGATTGGGACTTCGGAGGCGTGGACAACGCTTGCCATCTTAACCCCGTCAGCTGTGTCGAAGAAACCCTTGAGTGCAAACCCTGCTTTGAGAGCGTCATTTGCATCTTTGATGCCCTCCAACTTGAAGGTGATAGTCCGCAATCGGTACTTTGGTATGATTTCACGGACTTTTTCCAATCCAAGCTGTCCTGGCTCATCAGCATCAAAATTGACGTAGATAGTCTTGAACTGCATCAAGTACTTGAACTCACGCTTAAACGTTGCTTCTGCACACGAGATGCCGTTCGGCAAAGACACTGCGTTGGTGTACCCTTCGGATATCCAAGAGAGACAATCCCACTCGCCTTCTGTGACGATGATGTAATCTTTGTCCTCGAAGTCCTTCTGGTTGAAAAAGGGAGGCTTGTAATTATCATCGTTCTCGACCAGAGGGGACTTTTGGGAGAAGAACTGCTTCTTTGTCTCTGTGTTGATAATCTTGAAGCGGTCGGGGAGCTGTGAGTTCCGACCGTACGGAAGAAGAGCCTCGTTGTCGTAGATGACAACTCGTGCTTCATTGAACGCTTCTGGCGTTATACTGCGGTGTGGGAACGAAGTGATACCCACCTGCCAATCGTTGAAGATTCCTTGATATTCCATTAATACCCCCTGAGTTCACGGTCGATTTCTTCCTCGATTTTGCGTTGTCTGCGCTCTTCGTACTTATCAACAGGTTTTGACAACATCAAGCCTTCCAAGGTATCAAATTGCTTTAACAGCTTCGCCCCAGACAGCACCTTTGGTCGCCACCAAAGAGCGTTGTCGTCTTTGCCGAGAGCCAGCCAATTGATGACGGCAGTGAACCGCTTCTCGGTGACTTTGGCATTGATAAGCTTCTGAAAGTCCTTATGCCATGTCTTTGCCTTGGACGTAAGTCCTGGCTTCCAAGACAAGATGGACTTGTGGAAGCGAGTAGCCCATTCAACAGCCTGATCAGAAATCTTTGAAGCACGCTTTTGGGAAATACCTTTAGGTATTTTCTTTTTAGTATTTGTTTTAGTATGTGGTATAGGTTGTCCGATCTCGCCCGATCCATTGTCCGAATTCGTACATGGAGTGGACGATTCGTTAATTCTAAATTTCTCTTCGTCCTTGAATGCGAACCACTTAGTTCTGTCGAACCGTGTGGAATTGTAATTTGCGGTCATCAAAACTTCCTTTTTCACGAGTTTCAACAAAAGCCTTTTTACTTGAGGTTCAGACATATACGGATAATGAGCTGCAATCTCCTTTCTTGTTTGGTACGTCCACGTTCTACCATCAATAAAATTCTGGCCTAAAGCCTTATTGTGGCGAATCCAATGCTGGAAGTGGTGGATCATCACCGCTTCGTAGATGCCGTATTCGGCAGCGATATCAACATCAAAACTGTGGTGTACACTCATTCGCTCACCTCCTCTTCTGTTAAAAATCCGTGGTCGATAAGCTCTTGAAAAACGCGCATCGGGTAATCTTTTGTTACCAGATGTCCGCATCCTCCGTCTGGCGCAATCATTGAGATAATACAACCTAATCCCTTTGCTTCCAGAGAAAGATCGTCAGATCTAAGCACACCAAAAGGGTGGCAAAAATTATGTTGCTGTGGAATATATTTAGCCATAGAATGACCTCCCATGTTTAGGGTTTATTTTAATCTCGGCCATCCTTGACAAAATAACACAACGAATGTTATGTTGACATCGTCAAAGAATGACCTAAAATCACCATCAGCTCATCCAAAAAGTTAGATGGTGATTTGTTTTTGACATTAGGCTGGTAGGGATTTAATTGAAAGAAAAAAATCTTTATCAGCCCTTTTTTT